CCTACGTTCCATCGGACGCCGTTGAAAAGCTGACCGACAAAAGACGAGGCCGCTAGGTGTACCACCACCTATGCGGCCTCTAGCCACTCAGACTCTCGGGGAGTCCTCATGGATGGGCCGTATCTTACGGCGAAGATTGGCGCTTCGCTGGTGTCGTTGTGCGCGCGTGAGATTGATTGTGTTCAATGTGGGGTTAAGTTCCCTCCGAGCAACTCGCGCCGATCAGTCTGCTCTGATCTTTGCAAGGCAGAAAGATCCAGGGCGGGGGATAAAGCGCGAGACAAGGCGAGGCGCCCGCGGAAAACGCAGCGCGAACTCAAGGGTTCGTTCTCTCGCCGGTGCTTGTGGTGCCTCGCTGGGTTCGATGTTCACCGCGCCGACTTGGACAGAGGCCGCGTTTCGGGCTGGTTCTGTTCTCGCGAATGCTCATTTGCAAACATGCGGCTACACGGGCACGGCGGGAACAGTGACACCCGCACAGCATGGCAAAAGTGGGCGGTTCAGTTTGAAAGGAAATCGGGACTCGCCAAACCGTCGACAGCGTGCCGAATCTGCGCGAAGCCCACCGGGAGTTCCGTCGCACTTTCGTGCGCTGGCCAGTGCAGAATACGATGGGCGCAGGTTTCGCATTGCATAACACCTGTTAAGTGCAGGTGGTGCGGCGTCGATTTCAATAGGCTTCCCGGGTCCTATTCTCGGCATTGCTCCGATCTTTGCCACGGGCAGCACACCGCCGAGGTTTCGCGGCCCCACAAGAGAGCGGCAAAGGCGGTTCGCCGCGCCAGAGAGCGCGGAGCCGAGCGCGAATATTTCGACCCGCTCGAAGTTCTCGCCCGCGACCGCTGGCGCTGCCAGTTGTGCGGGGTCAAGACGCCGAAGGCAAAGCGCGGATCGATTGACGATGACGCGCCGGAACTAGATCACGTTGTCCCGCTCTCCAAGGGCGGGCCGCACACGCGAGCCAACACGCAGTGTCTGTGCCGGCGGTGCAATGGGCTGAAGAGCGACACCGCTCGCGGACAGCTCGGCCTGACGTTCTGAGGGATTTATGGCGAAAGCAAACCGGCAACCGGCGAACACGGTGCAGAACCTTGTTGCGGCCATGCAAAACGCCATCCAGGGCGAGATTGAGCCGCCGGCCTATGTGCGCCTGCGCGGGGGCGACCGTGAGTTCTGGGACGCGATCATGCGCACCAGGGCTCGCACCGAGTGGACAGACGCCGATCTGGTGAACGCCGGCAACATGGCGCGCTGCATGGCCGACATCGAGCGCATCAGTCGCGAACTGGAAACAGAGGGCGATGTGGTCGAGAACGCCCGCGGCACGCTGGTGGCCAACCCGAAGCACGGAATTCTTGAGTCGATGTCGCGCCGGATCATGGCGCTGATGCGCCTGATGCAGATGAACGCCAGGTCGACCGGCCAGGCCGAGGACAAGGTGAAGGCAAGGGCGCAGGAGGCCAACGCGCGCCGCGCGAAGGCTGATCTTGACGCCGAGGACGACCTGATCCCCTCATGAGCACCGCACGCAGGACGCGGGCCGGCCGGGTCATCGCGTTCATCGAGTCGTTTTGCGTCGTGCCAGAGGGCGCGCAGGTAGGAAAACCGCTCAAGCTCGAGCCATTCCAGAAGAAGTTCCTTCGCGATGTGTACGACAACCGCGACGGCACGCGCCGGGCGATCCTGTCGATCGCGCGCAAGAACGGAAAATCGGGCCTGATCGCTGGCATTCTGCTGGCCCATCTGGTTGGCCCCGAGGCCAAGCGCAACAGCCAGATCGTCTCGGGCGCCATGTCGCGCGATCAGGCGGCGCTGGTGTTCGCGCTGGCGGCAAAGATGGTGCAATTGTCGGAGCGGCTGTCGAAAATCGTCAAGATCGTGCCGTCTGGCAAGCGGCTGGTCGGTCTGCCGCTCAACGTGGAATACCGGGCGCTGTCGGCCGATGGAACCACGGCGCACGGCCTGTCGCCGATCCTGGCAATCCTCGATGAGGTGGGCCAAGTGCGGGGGCCGCGCTCGGATTTCGTGGATGCGATCACGACATCGCAGGGCGCGCACGCCGAGCCGCTGCTGATCGCGATTTCGACGCAGGCGCCCACTGACGCGGACCTGCTCTCACTGTGGATCGATGACGCGGTGCTGTCGAAGGACTCGCAGACGGTGTGCCATCTGTACTCGGCGCCCGAGGAATGCGATCTGCTGGACGCAAAAGCCTGGAAGGCGGCGAATCCGGCAATGGGCAAGTTTCGGGACGCCGACGATGTGCGCCGCCAGGCCGAAGAGGCCAACCGGATGCCGTCAGCGGAGTCGAAATTCCGCAACCTGATCCTCAATCAGCGGGTCGAAGCGCGCGCGCCGTTCGTCTCGAAGAATGTGTGGATGTCGTGCGGCGGCGAAGTGGCACCCTGGCATGGCCAGCGGGTGTTCGCCGGGCTGGATCTGTCGGCCACCACCGACTTGACGGCGCTGGTGGCGATCTGGAAGGACGACGACGGCGTGTGGCAGGCGCACCCGTGGTTCTGGACGCCTGAAAACGGTCTGACGGACCGCGCAAAGCGCGATCGGGTGCCCTACGACGTGTGGGCGCGGCAGGGACACCTGCTCACGACGCCGGGAAACACGGTCGATTACGACTTCGTGGCCGCGTTCGTGCTCGAGATGGCGGGTGAGTGCGACCTGACGCTGGCATTCGACCGCTGGCGCATGGGCACTTTCAAGCAATCACTGGCTCGCATGGGCGCATCGGATGAGTTCATGGCCGAGCGCATGAAGGAATTCGGGCAGGGGTTCGCGTCAATTTCCCCCGCTCTCGATCTGTTGGAGGCCGACATGCTGAACGCAAGGATTCGCCACGGCGGGCACCCCGTCCTGACGATGTGCGCGGCCAATGCGGTCGTCGTGCAGGACGCGGCGGGCAACCGCAAGCTCGACAAGTCCAAGTCGACCGGCCGAATCGACGGCATGGTCGCGCTGACGATGGCGCGCGGGGCGGCCGGGGCGCAGGTGGAAGAAAAACCGGGCGAGACATTCGCTGAGGTCTGGTGATGGTGTTCTCCGGGCTGATGGAGCGCGCGCGGTCGTTCGTGGCCGCCAAGTCGGCGACCATGACCTCGCTCGACCTGTACCGCGAGATGTTCAAGGGCGCGTCCTCGCGCTCTGGCGTGACGGTGACGCACGAGACGGCATTGCAGGCCTCAGTGGCGTTCGCCTGCGCCCGCGCGATCGCCGAAGGCATGAGTTCGATTCCGTTTCGCTTGATGCGGCGCACGGCCAGCCGGCGCGAGCAGGATAGCGAGCACCCGCTGGCGCAGCTTTTCGAGACGGCCCCCAATGCGTGGCAGACCCCGGTCGATTTCTTCGACCAGGTGGGCCTGCACCTGGTGTTCGCTGGAAACGCTTATGTGTGGGCCAGCCGCGGGCGCGGTGGCGTGCCGATCGAGCTGCTGCCGCTGGAACCGTCCAAGGTCAAGCCGGATCAGGACAAAGGCGTCTATCGCGTGCAGACCGGCGGCGGCCGCCAGGTCGATGTGTCGCCTCGCGACATGTGGCACCTGCGCGGCCCGTCCTGGGATGGGTTCCTGGGCCTGGACGGTGTGCGATTGGCGCGCGAGGCGCTCGGCCTGGCGATTGCCCAGGAGCAGCATGGCGCGATGACGTTCGCCAACGGCGCGAGCATCAGCGGCGTGCTGACCACGGACGCCAACTTGTCCAAGGAGCAGCGGACCGCGCTGCGCGAATCCTGGCAGGACGTGCATGGCGGTGTCGCGAACGCCAACCGGGTGGCGGTGATGTCCAACGGCATGAAGTTCGTCGCAATGTCGGCGAGCAACGTGGACGCGCAGTGGCTGGAGTCTCGAGATCACCAGCTCGCGGAGGTATGCCGGTTCTTCCGGGTGATGCCGATCGTGATCGGGCACTCGGACAAGGCAGCGACCTACGCCAGTGCTGAGGCGATGTTCGACGCGCATGTGCGCCTGACGATGCTGCCGTGGTATCGGCGGGTCGAGAAGTCGGCCGACCGGTTCCTGCTCGGTGAGGCTGATCGGCGGGATGGTCGTTACTTCAAGTTCTTCCCGGCGGCGCTGCTGCGGGCCAATGCCAAGGATCGGGGCGAGTTCTACCGGTCGCTGTACGGCGTGGGGGCGATCAGCCCCAACGAGATTCGCGAGTTCGAGGACATGAACCCCTATGTGGGCGGCGATCAGTATCGCGTGCCCCTGAACATGGCTGACCCGAACGCGCCGCCCGCGCCTGCGCCTGAGCCGAGGCCCGCGAAGGCTGCGCCGGTGTTCAACATCACGACCCCGCCCGTCACTGTAGAGGGCGCTACCATCAATGTGGCCGCGCCGGACATCAAGGTCGAGCGATCTGACACGACGGTAAACATGCCCGAGATGAAATTCGACGCGCCAATCGTCAATGTGGCTGCGCCGCAGATCACAGCGCATATCGATGCGGCAAAGGGCGCGACGCGCAAGACGCTTGCCTATGACGCCAACGGCAACATTTCCAGCGTTGACGAAACGCCGATAGAGGACTGAACCATGTCGATGAGCAACGCGGCCGAGGCTGCATTCCTGGATCTGCTGTTTCTCAATGTCGACTGGGCCAATGTCGGGGACGCTGGCGGGCTGCAAAACTCGGCCACGGCCGGCAGTTTCTATATCGCGCTGCACACAGCAGACCCCGGCGAAGCCGGTGATCAGACCACAAGCGAGATCGCCTACACCAGCTACGCCAGGGTCGCAGTGGCGCGGTCTGGCTCTGGTTTCACGCGCTCCGGTTCTTCAATCAGCAACGCAGCGCTTGTGCAATTTCCCCAGGCGACTGGCGGCAGCGGGACGGCCACTTATTTCAGCATTGGAACGGACTCCACGGGCACCGGTCAGATCGTGGCCAGTGGCGCGCTGGCGGCTTCGCTGGCGGTGAGCAACGGCATGCAGCCTCAGTTCGCCATCGGGGCCTTGGTCGCGACTGCGGACTGATGACAATCGTCACCTATACCTGCCTGCGGTGCGCACTGCGCACGCGGGTGCATCTCGGCCAGGATTACCGCGCCTGTGCCTGCGATGCTGGGTATGAGACAGATTCCGATGCGGTGCCTGATGTGCCGCCACCGGTGATCGAGGACGTGCCCGGCGATGCCCCTGCTTAACGTCAGAGACATCGCGGCAGCCGAGAATGGCGGAGCGTCTTGGTTCACCAGTTGGCGCAAGACGCCGACGCAGACAACCGGATCTGGTATCTGGTTTGATCTATCGATGAGCCCCGGCAACCCGGTGCCGAACTACTACGCCTCGACGCCCAACGTGGCGGCGTCGTTGCGGCAGTCGGTGAACGGCGGAATTCCGCACGGCGGCAACGTGAACTCGCTGGGCCTGGTGAAGTACCTGAAGCAATTCACCGCGTTCACGGTGACGGCCACGGCGGTGCCGCTGCCTATGCTGTTGTGTGATTACCTGCTCTATTACCCGTTCGTCGATATGTCGGAGACAGACGAGCAGTCGATGGACAACACAGTCACGCTGCCCCGGTTTGTTGATGGTCGTGGCGTGCGCATCATGGCGGTTGAGGTGGCCGGGCAATCGGGGGCCGGCAATCCTCGGTTCATGGTCAAGTACACGAACCAGGATGGCGCCACGAACTGGACCCCGCCCGTTGCGTGCAATACGCAGGTGGTCAACGGAACAATCATTACCTCATCGACAAACACGTTCCTCAGTTCGGGGCCGTTTTTGCCGCTGGCGCCTGGTGATACTGGCGTGCGTAACGTTCAGTCGGTGCAATTCCTGTCATCGGATGTCGGGCTGATCGCTTTCGTGCTGGTGATTCTGATCGAGAACACATCGATTCGGACGATTGATGCACCTGTAGAACGGAATATGCCGGTGGACTTCGCCGAGATGCCGTCTGTGGCTGATGACGCATACCTGAACTTGATCTGCTGTCCGAACGGGACACTCGCGAACGCGCCGATTCACGGCACTGCGCAATTTATCTGGGCCTGAGCACATGGCGATTCAATCGATGGATCAACTGGTCGCGGCGATGAGCGGCGGCAAGTTCCAGCGCAATGACTGGAACAAGAACGCGCTGCCCGTCACCGCGCACACGGCGGGTCAGTGGTATGACCTCCAGGCCGGTGGTGGCAACCCGCTGCAAAGCTCGATCATCGGTGGCGGGACAAACCTGACGTTTCAGGCGACGAGCGATTCGACCACGACCACAGCAGCCACTGCGGCTCTGGGTGGCAGTATCTCGACCACCACATTCACCGACACCACACACGGCAGCGGTCGGTTCACGATCGGCTCGGTGCTGTCTGGCACTGGTGTGGCGGCGGGCACGGTGATTACCGCGCTGGGCACGGGCACTGGCGCGAACAACGGCGGAACCTACACCGTCAACATCTCGCAGACCGTTACCGCGCAGACGATCACAGGGACGCAGTACCCCGGCGGCATCTATCACGGTGGCAATGTTTCCACCGACGTGAAACATCTGATCAATGCCTCGGTGTTCAGCGCGGCGGCCACCACGATGCCGGCGGTGTTTATGCTGGTCGACATGCTGGCGGTGATCCCTGTGTCATCGGTGACCACCACCGGCGCGCAGACGATCCTTGGCACGCAGACGCTGCCGCGCTACGCCGACGGGAAGGGCGTGCGGGCCTACCTCGTCCCGTCCGTCGTCATGGGCGCTGGTACGCCGACGGTGCAACTGTCGTATACCAACACCGGTAGCACGGCGGGTCGACTCACGCCGGCCAATCCGTCGCTCCCGGTGATCACGACCACCTCACCCGTCGGAGCGATCCCGTACTCTGGCACCGGCGTGGGCAAGTACGGACCGTTCCTGCCGATGGCGGCTGGCGACCAGGGCATCCTGTCGATCCAAAGCATCAACTTCTCGGCCACAATGGTATCTGGGTGCATGAACATCGTGCTGTGCAAGCCGATTCTCACGCTGCCGGCGACAACCGTTGGCGTGGCCGCCGAACGCGACCTGGTGAACCAGGTGCCCTCGATGCCGGTGATCTACGACGGTGCGGTGCTGAACTGGCTCATGTACGCCGGCGCGGCCACGCCGATCAACTCGGCGTTCTACGGCCACATCGATACCGCCTGGGGCTGATGTGGCGTTGCTCGGCAATTATTCGGCGCTGTGCAAGGGGCCCGGGCGATTCCTGGGTGGCTCTGGCACATCCGTCGAAGTTGCCGTGCGTTCGAACTGGGGCAAGTCCGGCCCGAACCGAAATGTTGCGCTGAGGGCTGATTCGGCGACGGCGCAGGTGCTTTATGCCCGCCCGACTGGCGGTTATGCGCCGATCGCCTGGACGATTCCGCAGACCAGCGGCGAGATCTCGGCGCGCAACACCGCCCAGATGAGCCTGGACGTTGCGCCGCTGACGATCGCGGCCGGTCGGAACATCGAAGGCTCGGTCGGCATGACGCTGGCACTGGCGGATGCCGATCTGCAGTTGATCGTGTCGGCCAGTGGCGCGGCCACGATGACGCTGTCGGCCACCGGCGCGGTGGCTGGAGCGTTGTTCGGCACCGGCTCTGCATCGATGACGCTGAGCCTGGACACGGCCACGCTGGGCGCGTTGATTGATGCTGTTGGCACAGCGGCCATGAGCCTGACGGGCGCCGCCACGGTGACGGCCATCGGGCATATGAGCGGCACGACAGAGGCGAGCAATGAGTTGTCGCCAGCAGCGCTGGCTACCGCAGTCGGCAATCGGATCGTAGAGGCGGGATTCACGGCCGACCAGATCCTGCGGCTGTTGGCGGCACATGCCGCCGGTGCGGCGACGGGATTGGAGAACGGAAATCCGCAGTTCGTGGGGCTGGACGGCTCGACGGTTCGAATCGATGGGACATACAGCGCCGGCACAAGGACGATAGACGCGCTGAACGGGGCCTGATATGTCGGTCAGTGGCCAGTGGTCGGGCCAGTGGTCGGGCGACTGGGACGGAACCGGCGGCGACCCGCCAGGCGCGATCTCGGGCGTCGCCTCCCTCTCGCTGTCGGCGAGCGGGACGCTGGGCAATGGCGCGGCGGTCGAGGGGCAGAACAACGGTGTGCAGCGCCCCGCTGCGGGCTTGCACGTCGTCGCTCGGCCCACGCGGCCGGTCGCTGATCCGATCCCGGGGTGGATCGCCGGCTCGGCGGTGCTGCGATTGACGGCGCGCGGGGAATTGACGGGTGCACGGCCGAGGAAGTCGGCGCGCAGGCAGTACCTGGAACTGCTTGAACTCGAACTGGTCTGAAGGGACTTTCATGGAACGCATGCAATGCCGGCTGGGCGAGCTGAAATTCGCTGCAGGCGCCGATGTCATGTCCTTCGAGGGCTACGGCGCGGTGTTCGGCAACGTGGACAGCTACGGCGACGTGATCGCCCCTGGCGCTTTCGCGCAGTACCTCGCCGGGGTAAAGAGCGGCGCGAATCAGTGGCCTGCGATGCTCTTGCAGCATGGCGGCTACGGCATGACGACCGAGGACATGACGCCAATCGGCGTGTGGACCGACCTTTCCGAGGACGGCCACGGCCTGCGGGTGGCTGGAAAGCTGGCGGATACCCCCCGCGGCCGTGAGATTCACGCGCTGATGAAGATGGAGCCGCGGCCGGCGATCGACGGCCTGTCGATCGGCTACATCGCCAAGGAGTCGGTGCCGCGCAGCAAGCCCGACGAGCCGCGCCGCACCCTGAAGCGCATCGACCTGGTGGAGATCAGCCCGGTCACCTTCCCGGCCAACGGTAAGGCGCGGGTGTCGGCTGTCAAGAGCATCGAGGAATTGTCGAGCCTGCGCGACGCCGAGGACTACTTGCGCGAGGCCGGCATGAGCAAGACGCAAGCGGTGGCGTTCATCGCACGAATCAAAGGGCTGAGGCCGGGCAATCCGGAACAGCTCGATGGCGGACCGGGCAATCCGGTGGCCGAAGTCCTGGCGGCACTGCGCCGTCGTGAATCCGCGCTGCCCACTCGGTAGCCAATCCAACTGCGAAGGAAAACGAAATGTCGGACATGTCCGAAATCAAGACCCTGATCGACGCGCAAGGGCGCGCCTGGGAAGAGTTCAAGACCGTCAACGACCAGCGCCTGGACAAGCTCGAAAAGGGCATGGCCACGGGCGACGAGGAAGCCAAACTCGCCAAGCTGAACGGGCGGATGGACGAGATCGCCGCCGAGGCCAAGGAGGCGCACGCCAAGGCCAACCGCATCGCGACCTTCGGCGGCACCGACCCGAAGGAGGCCGCGGCCGAGCTGAAGTCGTTCAACGACGGCCTGGCCGCCTTCGACACCCTGCGCCAGCGCCCGAAGTCGGCGCCCCTTGATGCCGATGCCTACGCGGCCTACAAGTCGGCCTTCAAGAACTGGATGCGCAAGGGCGAGCAGATCAGCGATGCCGAACGCAAGGCCGTGAACGTCGGCACCGACCCCGAGGGCGGCTATCTGACCACGTCCGAGATGGACGGCGCGATCGATCGCGTGGTGACGAAGATGTCGGCGTTCCGCCAGCTCGCCCGCGTGGTTACGATCGGCGCGACCGCCTACGAGAAGCTGGTCAAGACCAGCGGCGCGTCGGCCGGCGGCTGGGGCGGTGAGACCACGGCGCCCAGCGAGACCGGTACGCCGGGCTGGGTGAAACTCGAGTTTGTGCCCGGCATGGTGTGGGCCGAGCCGAGGGCTACCTCGCAGTCGCTCGAAGATGCTGTGTTCGATGTCGAAGGCGACCTGACCGACGAGATCGGCATCACCTTCGCCGACCAGGAGTCGCAGGCCTTCATCGACGGCAGCGGCGTGAACCGTCCGAAGGGCCTGCTGTCCTACACGACGGTCGCGAACGCCTCGTACTCGTGGGGCTCGCTGGGCTACACCGTGACCGGCCACGCGACCGCGTTTGCCGCGTCCAACCCGTCGGACGCGCTGATCGACCTCCAGCATTCCCTGAAACGAAACTACCGTGGCAGCGCGAACTGGGTCATGAACGATGCCACGCTGGGCGCGATCCGCAAGTTCAAGGACGGCCAGGGCATCTACCTGTGGGCACCCTCGAATCTGATGGGCGGCGTGGTGGGCCAGCTCCTGGGTCACGGCGTGGTCACCGACGACTACATGCCCGACCTGGGCTCGAATGCCTTCCCAGTCGCTTTCGGCGACTTCCGGCGCGCCTACCTGATCGTCGATCGCCGCGGCACCACGATCCTGCGCGATCCGTACACGGCGAAGCCCTACGTCAAGTTCTTCGCCACCCGGCGCGTCGGCGGCGGCATCACGAACTTCGAGGCGGTGAAGCTGCTCAAGTGCTCGACCTGATGAGCCCAGGCCGGTTTCGGCCGGCCTGACTCGAAACCCATTTGCACAAGGAACGAATCATGAAAGACCAGATGAACCACCTGTATCCGAAGCGGGTGATCTCGCCCGTTTCGGTGGCCGACAACACCGCCCAGGTCGGGCAGATCATCGACCGTGCCGGCTACGATTCGCTGACCTACGTCATCGCGATCGGCTCGGTGGCCGATGCGGACGCGACCTTCACCGTGCTGCTCGAAGAGGGCGACGTGTCGAACTTGTCGGATGCGGCGGCGGTCGCCGATGCCGACCTGATCGGCACCGAGGCGCTGGCCGGCTTCCAGTTCGACAGCGACAACGGCTGCCGGAAACTGGGCTACAAGGGGACCAAGCGCTACACGCGCATGACCATCACTCCGGCCAACAACGCCAGCGCGGCGGTGATCTCCGCGGTGGCGCTCCTGGGCCATCCCATGATGACCCCGACGGCCAATCCGCCGGCCTGATCGCTCGTCGTCGCACTGACCGGCCCGCTTCGGCGGGCCTTTCGCATTTCTGGAGGCCCCTGATGGCAATCCCCAACGGCGCCACCGTGCGCCAGATCGTGCCCGTCATCTCGGGCCAGGTCGTGCAGAAGCGGTTCCACGATGAGAGCGACCAGCTCGAGTA